TGTATATGTATAATACAAAATTATGGTTTAATATGTTTTAAAGATCCACATAGCATAAGACCTCTAGTATTAGGATGTAAAAAAGATAATTATATCATATCATCAGAATCTGTTTCTATAACAAGTATTGACTATAAAATTATTAGTGATATCTATAACAATGAACTATATGTTTTTAAAGATGAATTATATGATAAATATTGTATTAAAGATAAATCAAATGTATTAAAACCATGTATTTTTGAGTGGGTATATTTAGCAAGAGAAGAGTCTATAATGTATAATGTGAATGTTTATCAAAGTAGATTAAAAATGGGTGAATATCTAGCAAATAAAATATGTAAAACAATTGATATAAACGACATAGATTTAGTAGTCCCTGTTCCTGATACAAGTAAACCAGTTGCATTACAAATATCAAAGATGATTAATAAACCATATTATGAAGCAATTACAAAGAACCGTTATATTAATAGAACATTTATTATGGAATCACAAAATAAAAGAAAGAAAAATATAAAAAGAAAATTAAATGTGATAAAAGAATTAGTTTATCACAAAAATGTGATGGTAGTTGATGATTCAATTGTTCGTGGTAATACAATTAAACATATAATAGAATTATTAAAAAATAATAAAGTAAATAAAATTTATATCATATCAAGTTCACCTGAAATAATAAATGAAAATAAATATGGGATAGATATCCCGAATAAAGAAGATTTAATATCATATAATCAACCCGATATTAAAGAATATTTACAAGTAGAAGATATCATATTTCAAGATTTAGATGATTTAAAAAAATCAATTCAATTTTTTAATCCTAATATAACAGATTTTGAATTATCTATTTATAATATGGCACAATGAGTTTTTTTACGATAACATTCATTTAAAATCGGTTCATTTATATTTTTCTTTGGAGTCTTTTTCAGATCATTATCAGACCTTCTTGGCGCTTTTTTCATTATTTTTGGAGATTTAATTACATCATTTAATTTTTCAATTTTTCTTATCCTGTTTACCTTATATTCTTCTGTAAATTCTAATGTAAGGTGTTGCCAATGTTCTGGAACATATGGTGTTTCCATCTACAATAAAATATAATATAATTATCAAATTTAATCATCTTTTTTTTTCAACAACATATTGTTTATCAATTGGAACAATAAGAGAATAAGAATCATAAGACGATACAGGATAATTTTTCTTATTTTTTACATTAAAATCGCGACACTCCCATCTTTCAGAAATTGGTATTTGTTTTATAATTTCTTCCATATTATTTTTAATAATATTGCTGCATGGAATTAATTTGTTAAAGTTCTTAAACATTCTTCGCTTTTATATAATATGTTATATTTTTTTATATACTTTAGTTTATTTTTATGATATGAATCAGTTAAAAGAGAATAAACTATCTTATAAATAAACATTAAAATCCGTTCATTTATAATTGTAAATACAACCCTATTTTGATGATTAAATAATCTCAGATATATATATATAAATGAATATATAACAGGTGTTCTTAAGAATAGTAGAAAAGATAATCTTTTATATTTAACATAGTTTTTTGCAGCACCTAATACAGGTATAATTAATAAATAATGTATCATATATTATTTTATTTATTTTATTTATTTTATTTATTTTATTTATTTTATTTATTTTATTTATTTTATTTGTATCAAATTTAAGCAAATATAGGTGGTCCTGGTGATGTTTTTAATATAGATACATTTATATCATAAATTTCGTCTCTAGAATAAACATTATTAGGTAATTTTTCGTTATCGGTTTCATCTATATTATCTATATTATCAGTGATATCAGTGATATCAGAATATCTACTAATATCACTACTACTTGAACAACATTCACGAAACACGGTATTACCCATTTAATTATGATATATTTAAATATATTGTGATCCTAATTGTCCACCCATAATTCTGTAGAATTTAATAACTTCTAAAAATATTCTTACATTTGATGTATTATCACCTGTCAGAACAATGTTAAAATCAGTATTAGCACCGAGATGTCCTGATGATGTATTTGTTGTATCCAAGCAAAATGCATGGACTCCAATTGAATCAGTATATCCTTTATTACTTTCATCCCCTAATTCTCTTCCATAACCAGGATATAATCTATTAAGATTTTGTTTTGTAAGAATACTAATATTATTAGTTTTATCGTATAATAGTTGATCATTCACCTTTATTTCTATATTTCCTGAAGTGGATAGAGAAGATGTTAATGATACAGGAGTTGAATGTGATGTGTTACTGTCTAATGTTTTATTTTCTCCTACAAAAAATATTTGTCTTAATGGATGAGATATTTGTGCAGTAGATATACTATAATTATATTCGTATACATCATAATAATAATAAATATCTGTATTATTAATAAATCTCAATCGTTCATCATCAGATAGATTTACATATTCTACAATAACTGAAGATTTTAGATCCCCTCCATCATCCTCTCTAATATCTGTTAGACTTCTATAATTAATTTCTAATTCAACTTTACAATTATTTAATGCACATATTGGAAAAGCATTTCCATAGTCTTTACAGAAATAAAAATTAGGATATGTATAAAATGTATCTACTGAACTAGCATTTGTATTAGATCCAGTTACACCCCCGGCCATCGTTTGAACATTATATTGAGAACCAGTATTACATTTTAAAACATTACTAACTTCGGTCATAATTGGAGGAACTGAATTACTACCTTTTATACTAGGAACATATGGATGATCTAATTCGGCACGTGCTTCCATATATAATCCATAAGTATGATATAATTCGGTTTGACCTACTTTAAATATTATATCTTTTACAATATTATTTCCTAAATTAGCATATACTTTTTTATTATTATTTCTATTAGTAATAGTATTCTCTAAAAAAATATTCGTAATTAAATCATGACTACCGTGACTTAATTCTTCTGATTGTTTACCTTCTCCTAATATAGGTTTCTCTGTATATGTATGGACGCCTTTATAAAATGGGGTATGTCTTCTATAAACAGATTTAAAATATGTTACTTGTGGATTACCTGTTAGAAATGAGTCCATTTCAGATTCTTTTAGGACTTGAGATAAAGACATATATATAAAATAAACATAAATAAATAAAATAAAAAACGATTAATGTTGATATTCTAATTTTAATTTATTATTTGATATACTTATTAAGTTATATGATTTCGTATATACATTTATAATAGAAGGAGAATCTGTATTAGATGTTAATTCTATTTTATTATAACTCGATGATATACTTCCTGTAGGTGCTAATGGTTCTTGTTTATCATAATCTTTTAATGCAAATGAATAATATGCTATAGTGTCATCATGTACTACACATACTGTACCACTTCCTGTACCACTTCCTGAACAACCTCCACCAGGAAATCCAGCATCAGATATAGTTTTTCTTGTAAAATAATGATAGGATTTATCTTGATTAAATAATTTATATCCATTATTAATTCTAATATTATATTTAAGATCATTAGATGGTGTAATTTTCCACATTATTGATTTGACATTTCCAACAGAATTAAGTTCTTGTTCTACTCCATTTGTAAACTGTATAGGATGTTCTTTAATAAATTCATGTATATATTCATTATTTGATAATTCGAACCTTCTTTGCTCATTTTCAGATAAATATATATAATTTACGATAAAATTATAAAATTTAGTTGCCGTTAATGTATTTTCAACTGTTTTAAAAGATATATATATAGGTTGATTCAAATGAAATAAAAACATTGGTAAAGCATTGCCTATTTCTCTACTAAATGAAAATGGTATCGGTAATACAATATCTATATTAGCAGGACTTAAATTATTAGGATTTAAAACTCCGCCACTTAATGACAATATCTGTTCCATCGTCCCTTCAATACATGTTAAATTTGATCCACTAGTTATATTAAAAGTTTTTAATCCTCTTGGATTTTTTAATTTCATATACATTTCAATATATTCACCCGTTAATCTTTCTATTTTTTGACTACCAATATATAATATTATTTCATCTATCAATGTTGTTCCTAAGTTATCAGGCATATCTGTTACAGGTGTAGAATTTCCTGATATATTTATTTCCAAATCAACAGACTTTATAAGTTGTCCTATATGATTTATACGATTAAAAATTTTTCCAGGTTCACATTTTTGTCTATATCTTTCAACTATAAAATTTGTGTGTCTTCTGTATACTGATTTAAAATATGTTATTTGAGGATTCCCTATTAATGGAATATCTGAGATATCTCTATTATTATATATATTTAATCTCATTATATAATATTATTATATTTAATATTTTTTATAAACATAATTACAGAGTGTAAGCAAGAGCACACATACCTGACATAACTCTTAGGATATTGTAATTAACCGCGTATATATTTAATTTTACTTTATCAGTTGAAGCAGTTTGACCTTTATATCTGTGAAGCATCACTTTATCTATCTTACTGAAATTACAAGTTCCACTTGGTTGATGATCTTCAGGTTTCAGAGCAAATGAGTAAACAGCTATAGAATCAGGACACGATACTGAACCATAACCTGTATGATATCTTTCAACATTATTCCTTGTATATTGTTGTAGTGGTTGAGGAGTAGTTCTTTCTATATCATTTAGTGATAGAGACCAATCACAATCATCTAAACACGAAGGTGTGCTGGGTCCTAATAAACCTGCTACGAATTTACCATCGGATGAAAATATTGTACTATCTGTATAAGCAGAACCATGTTTTGCAGCTGTAGTAGCATTACCAAAACCCAATGTATAATCACTATTTTTAATGCTCCCACCTGATATATTATTATTGTTTCCAGGTTGAAATCGGACACCCGATTTATGAGCATTAGTTCCATTATTTAAGTATTTATTAATAGTTGCGGTGGTATCACTAGAATTAGTATATACTATATCTGACGATTTATAAGGTTGTCCCGTCCATATAACTTCTTTAACTGGATGACTAAAAGTTGAAATATCTATATTTGTATCACCTCCCGAATGTGCCAAATGTTGGACTTGTTCAATTAAATATTCGTGTGATACTTCAGCAAATCTTCTTCTTTCATCTGTATCAAGATATATATATAATACAGATATATCTATGTTAAAATTAATATTGCTGTTATCTCCTCTTATAGAATTTAATAAAGAAGTTGAATTATCAGTAGTAGTAGCAAAAGCATTAAAACAATTTTGAACATTAGAATTTGTTCCATTATGTGCTAGATAATTTCCAACCTCTGTGGTTTTCGTATAAGATGTATTGGTCCACTGTCCGTCACTAACATCTGCAAAATGAACATCTAATTGTATTTCTTGATTTTGCATGGCAATTAATGGTAATGATAATCCAGGATCTTTAGACATCCAAAACGGTATCTCTAATACAGATAATCCAATAATTGATCCTGTTGATAATGATTTAATTATATTTAATGGTTTAGCTAATGTTGGTTTGGTATCATCGGTCATACTAGTTAAAACACTTTCTGACCCTTGTCCACCATCATCATGAGCTAAAATTGTATTTACTGATAAAGAATAATCACTTACACCACCATCGATAGGTTTGGGGTCTAATCCGGGTGTTTTAGAAGCAATATCAATTGTTGATGTTAATTCATCATATCCCATTTCTAATTCCTGTAAATATGTTGGTTCACAATAACATCCACCACATCTAGATGATTTTTGAAATTTTGTTGGAGGATATGATATACCTGTTCCCATTATATTTGTTAATTTATTTAGTCGTGTATTAAAATAATATTGATTACCTGCACCGAGTTTTTTTATTGATTCACAAATCCCAACATCTAAATTGCTTGCTAAATGTGATATAGAATTATCGTCTATTTTGGTTATATTTGAACATGTCCCGTTTGGATTCGGTTTAGTCAATTCATAATAAGTTTCCATCCAGTGACCGTACTGTCTATCAATTTCGTGTCCACCTATTACAAGAGATACATAATCAATTAACGCGGTTGTTGGATTCGCTAATCCATGACCCGCATATACTTTTTGCGCTTTGTAAATCAGAGATATTTTATGAACTAGGTCACCAACTTTATTTATTTTTTGTATGACTTGACCACCAAATGTTGGTTTCACCATAGTAGCAATGATAATATCTTCCATTGAAAAGTTAGTGTGTCTTCGGTATACTACTTTAAAATATGTGATTTGTGGATTTCCCGTTAAATACATATCTTGGGCACCATATGAAACTAATTGTAGAGTTGCTCCTGGCATATATTATTATTATATATTTAATTTTTATCATAATTTAACACAATAAATTAGGATAATCATCGATTGAGATTAATATATTATTATTCTTTGATTTCAAAATTACAGGGACATCATACTTTGTGACTGAACCATATTTTATCATATATACACCAATCATTAATGGAGAATATGTTAACCCATTCTGACAATATATAAAAATATTATTTAATCCATCCTTCAAATTATTATGAATATTATCTGTTAATTTAAATATTATATTATTCATAGAATAAATATTATATGATGATAACGGTAAATTTATATATGATACATTTTTCTTTTGTATCTTGAAATCACAATCAGTTAAATTAATGATTATATTTATATTCATATCTTCGAAAAATGTGGGATGTTTAAGATCATCTATAGATCCAAACCATAATCCTGAAAGTATCTCAGTTGGCATATTATTTAAATATAATTTAATATAACAATATTATAAACCTAATGAAAACAATATATTATTATCAAAGTTTCTGTGGATTAGAAAAATTGTATTCGCACGTTCAAGATATCGATACAATTATTTTGTCATCTATACATTTTTCATCTTATCGTTCTGATCCCTATATTCATTTAAATGATTACCCACCTACATCTCCAATGTTTGATCCAGTCTGGACCGAATTACATAAGTTGTACTCACAGGGTGTTGAAATTATGTTAATGATAGGAGGTGCCGGTGGTGCCTATGATGCTTTATTTAAAAATTTTGATATATTTTATCCTTTATTAAAAGATCTTTTAAAACAACATAATTTTATAACTGGGGTTGACCTTGATATTGAAGAAAGTGTTGATATTAATGATGTGAAAAAATTTATTAATCGATTAAAAAAAGATTTCGGTGAAGATTTCGTTATCACTATGGCACCAGTTGCTTATGCATTATCAGACGATAGTGTTGGTTTAGGTGGGTTCTCTTACAAAGAACTTTATAATTCTCCAGAAGGACGTCATATATCATGGTTTAATACTCAATGTTACGGATCCTATACATTAGACACGTATGATAAAATAATTAAAAATGGGTATCCACCTGAAAAAGTGGTATTTGGTATGCTTGGTGGAGATTATGATAACTTCACAGAATCATTAAATGAGGTGAACAAAGTAAAACAAAAATATCCTGATATGACAGGTGTATTCGTATGGGAATATATTCAATCACCTCCGGATAAAAATGATCCATCACAATGGGCAAAAATTATGAAAGCAATTTAAATTTGATTCAAAAAAAAATATTTTATTATAAATAATGGAATATCTTCCAGGAAACCCTTATCATTTTGAAGGTTCAGAACAGTATTTTATGAACCTGGATATGAAAAGAAAATCATTTTACGATGGTGTTAGAGTTGGTAAAGAACTTTATACTAAAAAAAGAGAATCTATCGGAGAGTGTCCTATCTGTATGGATAAAATTGATGAAGGATATGTCAGCACTGACTGTGGTCATACATTATGTTTATCATGTTTCAATAACACACTATCTAAACTTAATAATAACTGTCCATTGTGTCGTTCAGTAATGGTTACAGGTGTTGTATCATCACATAAACTCGATATGGAATGTATGGAAACATATCACAATGGATATGGTGATGGATTCGCTACAGGATATGAAGAAGGTGTTGGATATATGGACAGAATTCTTAAGGTTGAAACTACGAGACTTAGTATGATGAGGGTAAAATATACCAAATTAAAGGCAGTTTATAATGGTACAGTTCGACAACTTCAGAATACAAACACGCTTAACTTTAAACAGAAAAGTAAAGAAGGCACTTTGTTTAGAACTAATTCATTTGATTCATATTTAAAAGTTTAATTATAATAATATTAATATGAAGTTTACTATATCTACACACGATCTAAGAGCGTTTAAGTCTTTATTATGGTATGCGAATAATAGATGTTCAAATAATAATACTCACCATTTTTTTATTGGTGAATGTGTATATCATGATGAAGATGATAATGATTTAGTGGACTTTATTGGATTTGATAAAGAATTTACTTTTAATCATAAAGATAAAGAAATTAAAATAATTAGGATTAGGTCTGGAGATCCAGTTTTTATAAATTCTCGCGCAGAATCGGGGTATTATGAAGAAATTTTAATGGAAATATTATCTGATGTATCCGACGAAGATAAAATTAAATTTATGAAAGAATTAGTCCTTGATGTTAAAGAAGCATATAAGGATAATAAAAAATTAAAGAATAAGACGGACACAATTTTTCTTTACTCTTATAATGACGGATATTGGGAAGATATTAAAAAAATTAAAAAAAGAAAACTTGACACTGTTATTTTAGATAAAGAAACAAAAGATGAAGTTCAGAAATGTATGGATAATTTTAATAATAAAGATCTTAAACAAAGATTAGGTGATCTTGGTATCAATCATAAAATGAATCTCATTTTTTCAGGATTACCAGGAACTGGTAAGAGTTCATTAATGTATTCTATCGCATCACATCTTAATAAAGATATTAGTACTATCGATTTTAATTCTGTGAAATTATCTGATCACTCTTTTATATGTGCAACTAATAAAATCCCTGAAGGATCTATTTTCTGTTTAGAAGATGTTGATTCATTGTGGACCGATCGTGTTAAGAAAGAAGAAAACAGAGTTTCGTTTTCTTGTATTCTTAATTTCCTTGATGGTGTTTATTCAAAAGGTGATCTTATCACTATTATTACTACTAATCATATTGAACGTTTAGACAAAGCACTTATCCGCCCTATGCGAATAGATAACATTATTAATTTTACTTATTGTTCAAAATTTCAATATAGTGAGATTTTTAAATTGTTTTTCCCTGACACTGATATATCTGTGACAAACGATTTGTATAAACAGATTAAACATAAAAAATATACTACTTCTATGCTTCAAAAATTCTTTATTAGATTCATTTATGAACCTGAAAAATTAATTGATAATATTAAAATGTTTGAGGAACTTATCACAATGAGTTCTGAAAAAGAATCCAATATGTTCTTGTAGAATATCAAATAAATTTGAGATAAAGGTTTGACAATATTAAACATCCAAAGTTGATTCAAATAAGAACACTATTCTGAATCACATACCGAAAACTCATCTCGCAAAACTAATCTCGCAAGACTAATCTCGCAAAACTAATCTCTCTACACAAATGGCTGTTGTCAATCACATCACACCTGGCATGAGCATTAATACCGATATTGTTGTGTTCACCGATGTTGGTGTCAAAGACATCGATGACGAACTTCTTCTCACATATCTGTATTGCACTCACGCTATTGAGGATAAGATGGGTCCTTCTATGCTAGATATCGTCTTCATGGGTTCTGATGGTGTCTCTCCGCAGGTAGCCCAAGAACAATGGAAGAAATACGAAGCACATCTTCTCAAAAAGTTTGATCACAGTAATGATGAAGGATACCTTAAGATCCAATCGTCCAACATCCTTAAGGGTATTCGCTATCACACTATTAACGAATTCCAAAAGATCAAAGTAGATACTCGATATGTTCTTCATATTTCTCCGATGAACGGATATGATGGAACTAATTTGACAGTCCATGAAAAGTATGTCTTTGCTGGTGATTACGACACCCCCGAAGGACAACGCCCTTCATTTAATCGTGTAGGCGCCGAAGATATTCTTGATCGGTTTCATTCACAAGGACGATTGGTTGACATCTCCAGTCAGCATATGGCGACAATGCGTTTTAATCCTGAACTAGTTGCGAAGTTTGACGGACCATTTCTTGAGTCTACAGTGTTTACAGCATTTCTGCTTGCCTTCGCTCGAATGTCTCCGGATCATGGAGCAAGCAAGTTTGCTGAAGGTCTTGTCAATCCTAAATCAGGTCGTGGCGCTAACTACACATCTGTAATGAATATGGCGAAAGCACTTGATATCAAACCATTCCCAGAAGATCATTTCGCACAGCAGATTGGTAGCTACGCGCATCAGGCAGCAGTTAAATATTTTGATGATCTCGAAAAGAATGATATCACCCTGAAAGACAAAGAAGGTTCGATTCAACATCTTACCATGATTAACTACATCCTTGAAATCATTGCTGAACGAGGTGGCGTCGAAGAATCAATCTTCAAAGAAAATGGATCTAAAGTATTTGTATCAGATTTCGATATGACTACCATCCCTGATGTGCTTAAACCATCATTTGAATATTTTAAGCAACATGCTGACAAACTATACGAAACCTATAATCCAGTATACGATCTATATGCTGGATATGTAATGGTAGGACTTATTAAAGGCGAAGACAGAAAATCACACACTAGAGAAGAGTTTCTCAAAAATGTTGTAACTGAATTTTAGATCATAATAGTTGTTGTTGTATTGTATTAATAAATAATATTTTTTTTACAATTTATTTGTATTTATTCTATATGATTTCATCTTATTAATTGTTATATTCTGTTCTTCCGTTATATTTGGATGTTCAAGCATATAATTATATATTCTTAACATCTCCTCATTTGTCAGAGTATTAATCAATAAATCCAAAGAAACGTTGTCATATACGAGTTTTCTATTTTTCCTTATTTTTTTTAGATCCTGATATCCACGTAGAGAGAATAAAAACGAATATTGAGAATATAGAAAATTTCTACAGTTAAATCTCTCTATATTATATCTTCTAGAATCTTCTATTTCATCTTTTTTTAACATTTTTATTAAATGTTTCACAGTATCATAGTCTAACACATCTGATAATATTATAGCAATCTGTGAATATTTTCTGAGTGCATATTCCATTTATAATATATAAATAAAATATATATTTATATATATAAATGAATTATACAGAACCTGATATTACAAATATTAATTATTTAAATAATATTGATAAGGAAATTGTAATCGCACTTATAGGTGGTGTTGGTACAATTTGCACAGCTTTTCTTGGATTTCTTGGTGTTTGGAGTTCAAGAAACTTTGAGTGTGGGTGTAGTAGAAGAATGACTACTCATACTGATGAATCTGATGATGAAGAAGGACCATCTCCAGAAGTACATACACCTGTCCCTGCATCTGTTCCAGTATCATCTCCAGGCGTTGTTTCTTCACCACCTTCTCAATTGGTTCAAACACCTACACCGCCTATGTTCTGTGGTCCATGTCAGATACTTGAAACTCCTTTAGA